ATGAAAGAAGAGGAACCTTGGGAAGCTTCTCTGGAAATTACTTATAATTCAGAGGACCAGCTTTTAACTGTCAGCCCTCTAAGCTCAGCCTCTGCAAACGATGCTCAGCTAGCTTTAGAGGATTCTTCCCCACCTGTAGGTTTAAACACTAGCCCAGAAAGTTTAGATGACAATGCTGGAACCGGAATTTCTGGTGAAAGCCCAGGAGAACTTAATTTTACAATTACAGGAGACGATACAAATACAGAGACAACTGATAGCGAACCTGACACAGACACTACTGATGACGAATCCAACCCAGTACGAGAATTCAGAGAATTCTTCGGAAAATCCGTCTGAATTTTCAGACGATGTTTTAACGTTTGACCCCATCGAATTTTTAGGAGATGAGAATGTCGGATAAAGATTTGGACAAGGACCCTAGGTTTAACTTTGGTCCACCACTAATCCAAACGCCAGAAGACGCTACTATGGCCTACCTTCGTGAAGAAATTTCTGAAGATGAATATAAGGCAGCTTGTGGTAAGTTTGGTGTAATGCCTGGTCAAGTTATTAACAAGCGTGACCCAGTTGACGCTGCGTTTGTTCGCAAGGTTCCTGACGAACTTCGTGACGAAGAAGTCAACGTTCCTACTATTGAGGACCGTTTGAAGAAGGCCAACGACGATCAGAAGGCTAGGGATGAAGCTACTAAGAAGGCTGAAAAGAAGTCTGAGGACGCCAAGCCTGTAGAAGTTGTTCAACCGCACGAATTGTCTTCTTCATCTAAGAAGTAAGAATTATAATGGCTATTACTGTTGTCGGTTCTTCTGACGCTAAACTCATTGAGAAATGGGATAACAAACTTAAGGACTGTCAACAGGCTCGCCTCAACTACGAAAAGCAATGGTGTGAGAATCTAGCTTTCTTTTCAGGCCGACAATGGATTGTTTCAACTAAATCCACGAACGGTGGTTTCAGTTTAGTTGAACAACCTGCCCAGGATAACTGGAGAGTTAGACACACGGCTAATAGAATCTTACGGATCATCAGAACGGAAGTAACTAAGCTTTCAAAGGAAGAGCCGCAGTTTTATTGTGTGCCAGCTTCCACTGATGAGTCTGATAGGCTCGCAGCAATGGCTGGTGACGCTATTGCTGAATTCTTAATGAGAACTAAATACTTCAATAGGAAACGTCTTGAGGCTACATTCTGGACTTGTATTTGTGGCTCAGGCTTCCTAAAGAATTACTACGATGAAGCTAAACTAGAGATTGACGGACAACCAGGTAAAATTGACTTTGAAGCCGTAACGGCATTCCATTTATTTGTACCAAACCTACAGGCTACAGATATTCAGGACCAGCCATTCGTAATCCACGCTAGGACTATGACGCCAGAGGCTGTTTATGAATCCTACGGAAAGGAAATTGAACCAGGGACTGCTGCAAGCTCAATTATTGATGCAAGGTTCCTGAGCGCTGTAGGGATCAAAGAAAGCCAGAAATCCCAAAATAAACAGTGTTACGTTAAAGAAGTCTACATCAAAAAGTGTAAGGATTACCCCAATGGAGCTATGATCGTTTACGGAGAGAACACCATTCTCTACGTTTATGAAGCTCCAGACCCTATGTCTATGTTACAGGGGCCGCCGACGCTATTTGACGACCAACCACTCGCAGACATGTTACCTCAAGGCTTTAGCCCGAGCGGCCCTGTAGGTAGCCCTAAAGATCAAATGTCTGCTATGCTAGGTGCTCTAGGAAAAACGGCCCCGGCTGTAGGTCAACAAATGTCCTCAGAGGAGCCTGTAGGTAATCTTGAAGCGCCGAAATCAATTTATGACGGTGGACAAGATTATCAACACGAGTTCCCATACACACACGGTAGATACCCCTTTGCTAAAATTGACCATATTCCAACAGGAATGTTCTATGGTGATTCAGTAATTAAATCTCTCATCTCTCCACAAAAAGAATACAACCGTACTAGAAGTATTATGTTGGAGAACCGAAATTTAGCAGGGAAACCTCAGTGGGCTTATACTGCTGGAGCGTTTGATCCTAAAAAGTTTAACAGTCGTCCTGGTCTATTGCTTGCTGTTAATATGGGTTTTGATCCTCCTAGTCCTTTGGAACAACCACAACTTCCACCTTCAGTAAGTAATGAGTTGGACATTACTCTGAAGGATATGGATGATATTTCATCACAGTATGAGATAACTAAGGGTAGGACTCCCCCAGGTGTTGAAGCTGCTTCTGCAATCGCTTACCTTTCTGAAGAAAATGACACTATTCTGTATCACACCGTACAGTCCCTAGAGAATGCTGTACAGGAAACAGGAGTGCAGGTTCTAGCTAACGTACATGATTTCTGGCCTACAGACCGTATTGTACGTATGACTTCTAAGAATCAATTCGCAGAAGTCAAACAGTTTAAATCAACTGACCTGAAGCCTATTATGGACTTTAGAGTAGAGACTGGTTCTATGGCGCCTAGATCTGTGGCTGCCAAACAAGCTTTCATTACTGAATTGATGAAGATGGGAGCTATTGAACCAAATAAAGCTCTTCGTTATTTACAAATGTCTGAGACTGATAAGTTGTATGATGAGATGATGATTGATAACCGTCATGCTCAGCGTGAGAATGTCTATATGGCTGAAGGTCAGTCTCTCTATAAGATTGATCCTCAAGGTCAACCACCTGTAGATCCTATGACTGGTGAGCCTGAAATTGGTGACGACGGTCAACCATTAACTTATCAAGTCTCTACTAATCCTTTCGACGCTCATGATATTCACGTTATGGAACATGAGAATTATCAGAAGTCACAAGAATATGAATTATTGCCGCCCGAGATTCAAGCTATTATTCAAGAACACGTAGATCAGCATAAGATGGAACTGTTGAAGGAGCGTAATGCTTCTCAGGCAGATGATATGGCTAAGCCTGGTACAGAAGAATCAGCAAGTCCTAGACAGTACACAGATCAACCATCAAGTAATGGACAAGGAGCGCCAGTAAGTGTCGGATGATTTTACTTTTGGAGACTCTGAAAATGTAGAGTCTAGCCAACAAGTTCAAGAAGCTCCAGTAGAGGATCTATCTTTAGCTTCTCCCTTTCTTAATAAAATTCCGCCAGAAGATCGTGCTGTTGTGGCACGGTATATTAAAGAATGGGATGCTGGTGTCACAAAGAAGTTTCAGGAATATTCAGGAAAACTGAAGCCTTATGAAGCTCTTGGACCCTACGAAGAGATTCAGAAATATGTAAACTTTGCAAACAATTTCAGGCAAGACCCTGAGAATGTTTTCCGTTTAATGTGGCAAGGCATTCAAGACCAATATGGAGATGATGCCGAACAAGAAATTATGAGAATCCTGCAATTGGAGGCTGAGCAAATGTCCGATGAAGATGTGGAATATGAAGAGGGTGAAGAAGTTGACCCTAATGAAGTATTCCAACAGAATGTATCTCAGGAACTAGAAGAGCTACGTGCTTGGCGAGAAAATTTTGAAGCTCAGCAACAATCTGCGGAAGAGAATAAGCAACTTGACGGTGTGCTCAATGCCATGCATACTAGGTATGGTGATTTTGACGACAACTGGATTCTGGTCCGGTTGGCTGAACATGGAAATGTAGAGCAGTCCATTAAAGAGTGGAATGCTATGATTGGAAAATACACTCAAAATGGTTCACAAAGACAAGCCCCAAAGGTAATGGGGGGTCAAGGTGGTGTTCCAAATGAGCAGGTCGACGTTAAACAATTACGAGGAAAGGATAGACGGTCTACCGTCGCCGCTATGCTCGAAGGTCTCGGGCAGTAAAGGAACTAATTATGTCTGCAACCTTGACTACAGTTAATGCAATCCTCAAGGAGATTTATGAGGGAAACATTAACGACCAACTCAACAATGAGCGTATTACCATTAAAAGAATTGAGCGTACCGCAGAGGGTACTAGCTCGAATGCTGTTGGTGGTAAGTACGTCACTTTTCCTGTTAGGACTTCTCGTAACGCTGGTATTTCTTACCGTGCGGAGAATGTTCAATTGGCTCCTGCTGGCCGTCAAGGTCTTAAGGCTGCTCAGGAATCCCTCAAGTACGGATACGGTCGTGTCCGTCTAACAGGACAACTTATTGCTCTTGCTGAAAGCGATCGTCAGAGCTTTAGCTCGGCAATGGATCTTGAAATGGATGGCCTTAAGGATGATATCCTTAAGGATGAGAACCGTGTTGTTTATGGTCACATTGATGCTGCTGTAGCTTCCGGTATTAAGGCTAAAGCTACTGGTGCTTCAACTGGTACTCTTATTACTGTAGATACTACTGCTCACCTTGATGAAGGTATGGTTGTAGATATTACGGCTGCTGGTACTCCGGTTTCTGGTGGTACTGCTGTTACTATTACTGCAATTAACAGCCCCACTACCTTCACAGTAGGTGTTGCTGTTGCGGGTACTGTTGTTGGTAACTATGTTTCACGTACTGGTGACTATAACCAAGAGCCTACAGGTCTTAACAAGATTGTAGATAGTTCTGGTGCTCTACATGGTCTAGACCCAGCTACTACACCTAAGTGGGCTTCTTATGAAGATAGCTCTACGGCTACTTTAACTGAACTTGCTATGATTCAAGCAATGGATAATGTTAGGGTTGCTGGTGGTAAAGTTCCTTCAGCGATCTTCACTTCTCTAGGTGTACGTCGTGCATACTGGAACCTAATGACTTCACTTCGTCGTTACAATGAGCCTAAGACCTTTGATGGTGGTCTTACTGGTCTGAGCTTCATGTACGGTGAAAAAGATCTACCACTAGTTGCTGATCCTGATTGTCCTGCGAAGTCAATGTTCTTCATTACTGAATCTGAAATCAAGGTGTGGAGAGACAAGCCTTGGTACTGGGAAGATAGGGCTGGTGGAGTTCTTCAGTGGATCACTGATTATGATGCATTTGAAGGACTTATGAAGCAGTACTGGCAAATCGGTACTCATCAGCGTAATGCTCACGGGAAGCTTACGAACATCACAGAGTCTTAGTTTTTCCGCCGAAGCTAAGAGAGATTGGGTCTTTCACTGCGGTGGAAGGCCCTTTCTCATATCTGGGGGTAAATTGAAGAAAAAAATTCGTCGTCCATCTTTTAACGGGCCTAGTCCTCCTAAACCTATTGGAGATCCTTTTGATCCACCTGAAGGATCAGATTATGATAATGGGACTTGGCGTGATGCTAACGGGAACGTATTAGGTTATGCTCTTAATGAAGAAAGTCCTTTAGTTCCAGGTTCTGAAAATTGGTGGCAAGACCAAAATCCTCAGCGCTCTTATTATGATCTTCAAAATTTTAACTCTGGTTCTACCTCTGGATCACTTAATAATTATACGCAAAATAGAATTAGAGATGCTGTAGCTGCAAGACAGATGAGAGATTATAATTCTGGGCAACGTGGAATGCCACAACCTAGTATTTATAGCCCTAGTGTTTTAGCACAACGTGAAGCTAATATGGGTAGAAATATGGCTATAAGTAGTCTCGATAATAATTTTGATTGGTGGCATAATCGTCCTACACCTACAAGACAATCTATGCCAGTTGTTATTAATAATTATTCTAAGCCAGTTCTTCGTAAGAATGCTATTTCAATGTTGAAGAAATTTGGCGGATAATGCCGTTCAAATCAGAAAAACAGCGACGCTACCTTTGGAAAAACCACCCAGTGTTGGCCCACAGGTGGGCTAATGAGTATGGTTCTAAAGCTATCCGTGAAAAGGCTATCAAGAAGTTGAAGGAAAAGAAGAGTTATGTCGCCTAAGCTAAATCCTCAGCTTCCGATCGATGAAGTTAGATATGCTCCCAAGAATATCTACATTACAAAAGATACTATGGTCGACGCCCAGATGGGGTGTAGATTAGACCTATATGGCAATATCTATTATAATGGTGTCTTATTAGGATCTTCTGCTCTTGATGTTAAAGCTTACGGCGCTAAAGGTGATGGAGTAACTGACGATGCTCCAGTTATTCGTTTGGCGGCTCAGGATGCTATTACTTCTAACAAATCTTTATATTTTCCTCCTGGTAATTACCTGTTTTCTTCTATTGAAGCTACAAATCAGAGTCTTGTTCCGTTAACTGCTGGTATTTCAATTATTGGTACTCCTGGTCGATCTATTATTCGTATGGCACCTGGTCTAACAGGTTGGCGTACAGTGTTTGGTTCTATTCCATGGGAAACCTATGATATGTCAGGGTTTACTGTTGATGGAATGACATTCATTGGTGGAAATGTTACAGATGTCTCGAATGCTACCTCACAGCGTTATGCTATTAGCGCCTTCTTTGGTACTAATATGCATGTCCGTAACTGTAGGTTTGTAAACTGGGACAGTCGTAACATTATTATGCTGGCGTCCAACGTTGTAGATACAACTAAAATTGTTGAGAATGTTCATGTTCACCATAATTCATTCTCCAATATTGGTGGACCATATTGGCATGATCATTCGGCCATGTATCTTGCTGGTAGAGATATTCATGTTCACGACAATGATATGGTTGGAGTAACTACTCCTGCGTCTAATGCGTGGACTGCTATTGAAGTCCACGGCCATCGTATTCATGTCTATAACAATTCTGTTGCTAACTATGCTTCTCCATGTTTACTTGTAGCTGCCAATGCTTCTACTGAACCAAATGTTGGTCCTCCCTCTGACTACCATTATCATAACAATTCAGCGTATAACTGTGGTAGCGGAGTAACTATTCGTCCAGTTGCTGATATGAGTGATTTAGATATTCATGATAATATCTGGTCAATCGGTATTACTCAGTGGCCTTTAGCTCCTTCTGGTGTTTATCCTGGTGTAGATACTCGTGCTGGCGTCCTTATGTTTGGTCAATCAACAGGATTGGCTAGAGTTAATATTCATGACAATATTTGTCGGTGGCTGACATATACTGGAACTGCATCTCCATATGATACTTTTCTAGCTTGGCGCAGAACTACTCGTATTGCTGGTACAGATGTTGATTCAGATGTAAGTGTTTTTAATAATATTATTCTTAATGCTCCTTCTGCCGGAATTCATGTTGAGAACTTTGCTCAATTACAGCGGTGGAGTGTTAGTCGTAATAAGTTTGTAAATATTGGTGCAGCGACTTTAGGTGCTAACTTCCAAACTGGTATCTATCTAGGTTATCAAGCTTGGACCGGGACCAGACCTGTAGGTGTTTTAGATTGTCAATTTAATAATAATCAGTTTATTGATGATCAAGCTACACATACACTGACTTCAATGTTATCCTCCCCTGTAGGTACTGTTCGTACGGACACTGCTGCGGGTTCTACTACTAATACATCTTTTGATGTAGTTGATGCTAATG